TTTGTGTATGATACAACCTATATCGAGTTACCTGCCGACACCGTTTACATCCCATGGGAGTGGTACTTCTATGATACTGTGTATGTCGATGTGTTTGATACTGTGTATATCAATACGATTGATACACTCATCTTGACTGAAGTAGAGCTGGAGTATGTCTACGTTACAGACACTCTAGAGATACCTGTTGTTGATACGCTGGTTGTTACGCAGCTAGATACCATCTATCAAGAAGTATTGATATATGAGTACATCACAGAAACAGATACAGTCTATGAGTACATAACTCAACTTGTAGACTGCGATACTGGATTGCCGTGTGAAGATGGCTTTTGGGAAGAAGATTGCAGATCCGTATTTGTGCCAAATGCTTTTAGCCCAAATAATGATGGAATAAATGATGCATTTTATGCAATCTCAGACTCCTTTACGTGTTGGTCTGATTGGCATCTAAGTATATACAATAGATGGGGAGATATCGTCTGGGAAACTTTTGACCACGACGAATACTGGTATGGCGAGTCCCGAACAGGCAGTCATTACGCTGCGGACGGTACATACGTTTGGATACTGAAAGCAAAGGGCTATGATGGCTTAACCTTAGACTTGCAAGGTTCTGTTGCCTTATTCAGATAACTACCGGCCTTGGCCTCTATAAGTCTTTTGGTAGTTCTTTGAGCTTTTATTCTTAGACGTCTTGGTCTTAGCATGTACTCCAGGCCGGTTAACGTTTTTCTTCTGTACGTAGTTGGTAATTATCTTCTTCATAAAACAAAGATAAGGCCCTCGACGTTTCGAGGGCCTTAACAATTGGAGTAAGGGAACTAGATTAATAGTTCAATTTTATCAAATATACTATTCTTTACCAGCGAATTGGGTCTTGTCCATGACGAGCCAAGAACTCATTTGCTTTAAGAAAGTGCTTGCAGCCAAAGTACCCAGCCTTGCCGCCGCTATAAGCTTCTGCAGCAGGGTGGGGTGCAGTTAGCACAAGCTGATCGGGCATATTGAAAAAGTGGGCGTAGCGCTGAGCATCCTTGCCCCATAGCATTACTACAAGCGGTTTGCCTGCACCTCTAAAGTTTAAGGCATTAAGAGCTGTAGCAATAAACGGTTCCCATCCAAAATCCGCATGTGACCTAGGCTCTCCTTTGTCTACGGTGAGTATGGTATTTAGAAGAAGCACTCCTTGACTTGCCCAAGGGCTAAGATCACCTTTTTCAATTTGGGTATTTCCTACGCTGTCGTTTACTTCTTTAAGAATGTTACGTAAGCTGGGATTAACTATAGGACTACTACCTACATCAAAAGCAAGACCGGTAGCGTTACCATTATGGTAAGGGTCTTGGCCCAGGATAAGCACTTTAGTGTCATCGAACTGGGACTCGCGAAATGCACGGAAGATGTGCTTCTTGGCTGGATATACAGTACCGAAAGTATAGCAGACTTCAAGCTTTTCTTTTAGGTCTTGCATATACTTCGACTTAAACTCACGGTTTAGGTGAGGTGCCCACTGTTCTCCAACGACGAAATCATAGGACTCGTGAATCATTTGGGTATACTAAGTTTTGAATCATGCCTTGCTGGGTCTCCATAGAGTTACCCCAGTTGTTGCAGGAAAGGTGAAAGCCAATACGATCAAGATGCTGTTCGTATTCCTCGACCCCAATAGTCAAGTAGCTTTCGTCGATTTTGAATACCTCAGCTGGGTACTCTTTGTTAGTCTGTACAGCTACGATATAGCACTCTGTTACTTTGTACTCCGGATATCCTGTTTCCAGGCACATACGATACCAAGCTAACTGCCTGTGGTAGTGGTACATAGCAACAGTTTCCTCAAATTTACCTAAGGCTTTGGCGGTAGTCTTTAGGTCAACAAGAGTAATGTGCTTGTTCTCGTGGTCAAACAGCACTCTATCAATTTTGGCTTTGATAGGAATAGTCACGAAAGTGTCATCAATACCGGGCCACTTTATGTCAAAGGTGATTTCCAACTCTTCCATAGCCTCATCGAATGTACCGAAGCCTTTGTGACAGATCAATTGTTCTGCTGCACCGTGCATCTTAATTGACTCGATACACCCCTGTACAATGTGCCAGGTAGCGGGGTCGACAATCTTCTTGCCACGGTGAGTAAACAATGCCTTCCAATAGTCAGTCCCATCTTTTACGATGCGATTGATTTTGGTCTGCAGTCCATACTTTGGGTAGTAGTCATCGGGAATAACTGCTTCCCAAGTGTCTGGGTCAAGAGTATTCAATGCAAGTAGTTCTGCATTGTCTTTCTCTACATCTTGATACAGGCGGTTCCACAAGGCATCAATGATATCCTGTGTTTTAGGGCCTGGTGTATTGTCCGGTACGATATCGAGCTTGCCGGGTTCGAGCAGCTCTTCGTGGATGAGCGTTCCAATCTCAAAAGATTTGGAAGGCTTCTCATCCAGCTGTCCATCCAAGAACTTCCGGAAGAGCCGGGGATTACCCCCGCTCTCCGGATCAATATAGTTCAAGGAGCTGTTGCTTACAGCTTTAATGTCGAAGTAACTCATTGAAACAGCGATAGTTGTTCGTTAGTGATACGCTTGTATTCACTGTCTGTAAGATACTGCTCAGTTGTTAGGTTAAACCACTTCTTCTCGTTCTCGTCCCACAGAAAGTCATAGCCATAGTTGTGCTGACTTTCTTGTTCTAACTCGTCAAAGATGGAATGCCGGTGTATCGGCTCCATCCTTGGCTTGCAGTAGTGTTCAAAGTCAGAAAGAAATGTATGTCCTTCAACGTCCACAGTATCGTTGAAGTACAACCAAGCATCGACAACCAGCCCGTTATCTAGATGGATAGGCACCTGCTTACGAGTGTACCAGTTCGGGTGGTTCTCCAACCTGTCCATATCGAGCAGCTCAGAGTCGTCCACAGCATATACCTCTACAGTAATGTTGTGACCATCTTCACGTGCTTGAGAGTTGACATACGGAATACCCTCAGCAATCATAGCGTACTGGTCAAGAGTATTACCACTATCTAGAAGATTAGCAGTAGACATCAAACGGTGGTTGTTAAATCCCTTGCGTAGCGTACCGTAGACAGCAACGAGGTGCTTCTTGTCGAGTACGTTGGGCTTGCTGTAAAAGACTCCATCTTTCTCATGCCAGTCACCGATGCGGTTGACGTACATCTTACCAGACTTGGATTTGCGGGTGTATACAAATCGGCTGGGTGTAAGAGAAAGGATGTCCTTCCACGATTGCCATGGCGTTTTACGAAGGGTCTCTGCTACAAAGCGTGTATCAGACTTCTCCTTATCCCATGTATGTGGTACTGCTACAGTACCGTTATGGAAGAGCCAGTTGTGCTCATTGACTTGCACAGGGTGGCAGTTGTCTAGATTCGTCTCACCGACTGTAGTCAGACGAGAGTGAAAGACATAAGGTCGCTCAGACTGTAGCCAGTCCTGTGCTTCTTTAATGTCCATGCTATGGTATACCTGCCCATCATCCAAGGTTTGTATACCGAAACCATGTGGGTTGTAACACAGGGCTTGAGTCGCAATCGACTGATCAAGCTTCCCTGGTTGTTTCTTGACTATAATCACACACATCGAGAGTGAGTTGTTGAGCGTTAGACTTAGGAGTCGGGTCGGGCTGAACAATCAGCTGGTTCCTTACACCTGTTGGAATAAACGTCCGCACCTTAGAATAGGTACGCCATTCGATACTTTCGTTGTCGAATGCCTTAGCATATGCAGCAGATAGCATCACCTTCTCGCCATACTTTTTACCGTACAGTTCGAAGATGTGTTTGCCGAGACCTTGATGTACATCAAGGAGATCCTTGTAAACGGTATCCCACTTAAGGTCATCATACTTCTCTGTGGTAAACAGAATTTGTAGCAGCTTGATACGCCACTCTAGTTGCTTCAAGTGCTTAATACCGGCGAAGATGCGTATCTCCATACGGTCCGTGCTACCAAGGTTGATAGCATTGTACCTATCTCGATAATCACCTTTCTTGTAGAACCGGGCATACCCACGACGCTTGGCACGTTTAGGATATAGCGCATACAACAGCGGTATAATCTGTGCTGCCTTATTCACATACCACTGATCGTCTTTACCGCGTACAGAAACAGTGATGTGTCCACCGCAGCGATAGGTCGTTGTGCAATGGATAAGATAGTTCAGTACTGGATGAGATAGCTCAGTCTTCCATCTATCAGCCTTAAGGTTATAGATAGGACTAATAAGCTCGAAGCCATGATAGCCAAGGGAACCATCACGTTCTGCACGCCAGCTATGTGGCAACAGTTCTTCTCGGTCACCCTGATACCAGCGGCACATGTTCTCTCCGTCAGCATCTTCTTTCTCTGCCTCGATACCGAATCGATAAGTCGTATTGGTAGAGCATTGCCATATTGGACTCATGCTATGGTAGCCATAGAGACTACCGTTATCGTATGGAGCGTCTTGCCTTAAGGCTTCGTGTAGCTCCTGTCGGCTTACTTCGGCTGACATGGGTCGTGCATATTCTCGAAGTCTACTACCTCTCGCATAATAGCTTTAACCCACTGCGCGGTTTTAATCTTGCCAGACAGCCAGTTGTTTGTTGCATCAGTGATTGCAACCATTCCTGATACGGCGTAATCTTTGTCTTCGCCGTTGATACCACGATTAATTTCTTCGTGGTAATACTCTTTCAATTTGCCCATTACTGTATGGAATAAAGGTGAGTTGGGTCTGGCACGTCCAGACTCAGATTCTCTACAGCCCACTGCCGGATGTTGTCGATGTAGTCTTTGAACTGCTTAGTCGACATATCACGGGTAGACCGCTTAGTTACTGCAATCACTTGTCCTGTTTCGGGATGATATATCTCTTGCTTAGCGAAGAGTTCTTTCATCACCTCATGGACTAGATCGCGTGTCAGATTACCGGTAGCACCAGCAGCTAAGTCGCTTGCTTGGTAGCCGGCCTGTTCGAGTTCTTCTCGAATCATGTACAGCAAAGTACCCCAGTAATATCTATTCTGGGGGTTGCTGCGTATACGTATTGATTGGACAGTGACTTCAACGTCATGTCCTTCGAGCTTACGAAGCTCGTTACGAAACTGAAGGTCTTCGTGTGGGACGAGCTGTCCGTCCACAACCTTCGCGCTGATATGAATCATACATAGAAGTACGTGTGCTTCCGTGTGTCTGATGTGATGGTAAAGATTAGCTTTCGGTCTTCCTCCTGCTCTACTGGGAAGAACTCCATACTTGCGGCCTTGCTAACATACTTGATGTTGTCATCGGGAATAATATTCTCCTGAACAATCAAGTCTTGGAACACCTTCAGGTAAATCCATTTGTTATCTAAATCCCAGTCAGCTTTACCGGGTACATCAAACATGGCACAACTAATTTGAATTGGAAACTTGTCTTTAGGAATCTTCCGGACCTTCCTAAGGTAAGGTCGGAAAGCATCCTTGATTGCATTAACGACTTTGACTCGCATTACTGGTTTTGTGTTACCAGCGTAGAAGTCCTGCCCGTTAATCTTCTTCATACGCGGGGTGTTTACACTCCTTGCGTTACGAATGATTGGTTGCCCATCGTTAGTACATAGCCTACCCTTTCTGTCAAAATGAAATGTAGAATCTTGGTACTTCTTTGGGATACGATCCTTCTCAGTATAGTAAGTTGGTCGCCTCCGGTTGCTCATCTTCACGTGTGTTATGAAATCCGGAATTGTCACCGTCACGATATGTGCCATACCATAAAGATATGTACTTGTCTACTTCGTTTCGACCGTGTAGCTGTACTAAGTCGCTGATGTCCTTAGCCTTGTAATCAGGTGTACCGAATCTGCCATTAGTAAGAAACATGGGTTCAATACCATACTTCTTGCGCATATAGTTTGCCATCGTAACTCCAGCTCGGTCAAAGTCGTAAAGACTTTTGACTACCGGAGCTTCAGCAAGCAAACCTGCAATCCACTCAGGGTCAGGGTATACAGTCTCTGATTGTGGTGCAAAGGCGGTAAAGCCGAACTCATGCAGCACCATGACATCTTTCATACTCTTAGTAATAATTACTCCTCTACTAATGTCACGAGATACTTGGTAGCCTTGTACTATGCTACAGTTGCACATGAATCGGTTGGTCTTTCTCTTTGGGAAGTACAGCTTGTACTGATCGTCACCAAAGTCATAGGCATAGGCCGGGTCACCTTTCCGATAGGAATAGATGAGCTTGCCATTGAGCCATGCAGCTTCGAGAGGAGGCACACGGAAATGCAATAGTGTCGCCTTGCTGATACCGAACTGTGTCCAGTACTCGCGGTCTTCATTGTTGAAGGGCCTACGCTTGATTTCTATGATGGTCTCTCTACGCTGGAAAGTGACGAGGTGCGGATAGTCTACTCGTTCTACCCGCACCCCATCAATTATACCGAAGTCATTTGCTATGATCTCCAATGCTTCGTGAAAGCTACAGTTGTACATGTGCATGACAACCTTAAAGCATCCACCGCTGAAGAACCCAGCAAAGTCCTTGAATATCAGCGAGCCTTCTTTCGTGTAGAAGAATCCACAGGTCGGGTTGTTGTCCTGCCGTAGCGGAGACAGAAACCTACGTCGAAGCTTGATGGGCACACCGAGGTAGTGCTCCATGATTTGCTCCTGACTGTATTGACTGAGGATGTATTCTGCAGTTAGGTCAGGCTTGAGCTGATACATTACCAGGGCGCTTCGTCAGCTGTACTGGCTGTTGCCTTTTCGTTCGACTCCCATGCATCGCCAGAAGTATCTGGCTGTGCTGCCTCCACGATGTCCCACTTGGGGTCAATGACAAGGCGGTTGGGTTCACGCATGGGCTGCACGAACGGCTTGAAAGCACGGTTCGGGAACGTGGTGTACTGACTGTTCTTCTTGTAGACAATCTTGACACGCAACGGTACGTCAACATACGTGTCACCCACCATCTTAATAACCCCTTCAGCAAACTCCTTGAAGTTGGCTGCACGGAATACACACTTGTCCTTTGGGATAAAGCATGAGAGGATGTGTTTGATACGCTCACCCTGCGCATCGAACTGCTGCTTGGTGTAGGACTCTGCATCGGCCTGGCTTTTGCCCCAGCCTTTTGCAAGTTCAGTCAACCGATCAGCGTCAATCGGAAACTCGATGTGAGTAAAAGAAGAACCTGCGCTGTCGCTGAACAAGAACTTGATAACATCGTCACCGGTGCCATCAGCCTTGAGGGGTTCATACATCACATCCTTCAGGAACACATTCTCTGTGATACCTGCAGGGATACGAGAGCCTCCTGCTGAAGCTCCCGTCTGTTCATCAAATCCGTACATTATTGGATAGTATCAGGGTATACAGTATCCCACTTCAATTCTATAAGCTGACCAGCAAGGGTAGGGATACGGCACCCTGCGTCAGTGTTTACACCAGTCCGGAAGTCAACCATCAGCTTATCATCCTCACGGACAATACGACCCACACCATCCATGATAGAACAGAGGTGAGTCTTGAGCTTACCGGTAAGGTTAATCTTCTGCACCTCGACACCCTCTTCGTCATGCCCATCTTTCTGGTGCCCAACGATGATAATGTGCTTAGATGCACGAGCGAACTGCTCAATGATGGTGATGACTTGTCCGCGCATAAGAGACCAGCCCTTGCCGTGTGGAATGTCACCAATGTGCTTTACGCTATGTGACCTGCAGACAGCCTCAGTTACCCACGCTTCGATGTGGTCGATAGTATCGAGCACGATAAAGTCATAAGTAGTAGGGTTCTCTTGCAGATAGGTCAAGCACTCCTTCAGTTTTGGCAATCCGTCAACCACTACGCTGGTAGCTCCCTCGCAGTATGAGGTGCCACCTACAAGTTGATCTCCGTTGTTGCCCTTGACTTCGGTGTCGATAATCAAATGCTTAGGCAACTGTGCTACAGCACTAGTCTTGCCCACCTTTGGCTTGCCGTAAATGAACAAGCGTTGCGGCGATTGTGCCGCCGTGATTTTCTGTGGTTCAATCATCAAATACTCCTTCTTCACATTCTTGAATAATGCTACCCAAATGCTTCTGGGCCTGCAATCTAAGATACGAAATAATCGCAGGGTCATCAACTACTACCTCATCTGAATGTGCGGTGTAGTTCTCTGCTAGACAGATACTTATGTATCCAGACCCAATGAATCGGAACACGTTGTGCATACCGATTACAACAAAGGTAGAGATGTTGCTAAGGTTGTGGTATTGACTGTAATGTTCTAGCTGATGCTTAGGGGACATTATAGTACCAACTACTAAGTTTTTAGAGACCGTAGGGGTTGTCTCTACGTGCTGGCGTATCTCCACCGTCCCAGTCTTCAAAGATTCCATGTCTTAAGTTATTCTTGAGTAGCGTTATGCCTGCTTGACCGTGTCGGTTCTTGAGGCAGTGTAGTGCTACGAGGTTTCTTGTAGGCAGGTTCTTCCTGCCATACGATTCTAGTCCCAATAAAGAAGGCTGATGAATTACCATGACAACATCAGCAGCGTGATACAGCTGCTTTGAGCCATGGATATCAGTCTTCAATGGGTAATGTAGGTTTGGTGTATCGGGGTCACGTCTTCGCTCACCTTCGATCTTGTCGTTCAGCTGAGAGAGTAACACCACCATAGCGCCAAAGCGCTTACGGATTTCGATACACATCTTACCCAGTTCCGCGAGAGTTTGTATCTCGTTCTCACCGGGCATAGGTGTCACAAGCAAAGTGTGGTCGAGACAGATGACGTAGTGACAATCGCCATGAGTCTTGATAAATGATGAGATAGCTCGAGCAATCTGTAGCCTGTTGCCTGGTTGTTCTACAA